TACCGTCTTTTGGTTCATATGATGGCATCTCAAAAGTAATTATATCACCTGCTTGAAGTGCGGTGAAACCATTGACTGTAAGTTGTAATTTAAATGATTGAAAGGCCAGTCTTTGGGATAATCGTTGTTGTAATATTTGTTTGGCATCTGCGATTGCAACAGGATTGCCTTGTTCTGTGTAATGTACATTTGTTGTATCTGGCCATAGATATAATGTTGATTCGGGATATTCTGAAAGTGATTGGCCTTCTCTTATATACTTTGGCAATATACCTTTTTCGTTCTCTCGTGTACCATCTTTATTCATTTCTGTATGAAAACTCTTTTCGTATTCAAGTTCGTAATTGAAATCGGTTTCTACATATGTTTTATTCAATTGATTATGTGTAATTAGTTTACTTGCATATACACCATTTCTTAAATTTTTAAGTGTATCAAATTGGTCTAATATTTTATAATCTATTACGACTTGCATCTCATTCAAAAGGTCTTTCTCTCCTCGTTCATCTGATATATTAGCCGGTTTAGGTCTAAACTTTGCAACAGCAGGTCTTGCCGTATTGGCTTCTACTGCTAACATACTTTCTAAAGAACGGTAATTAAAACCTCTACTTGTTTCATAGAAATAATATCCTGCATTATGAAATTTTAAACTCGTTGTGAATTGTGATAGATGGTCAATACAATCAAAAGGTCTTAATCTACTGAATACGTGTTTATGTAAACCTATTGATGGTTCATAGAATAGGTTTTTCTTTGAACCTAAAAAATCTGGATTCTTTGTTATATTAGATACCATATTTGAATACGTATCAAGTTGTGCATTTGATACCACTTTCAATTCATTCTCAATCATTTCTTTACTACAAAAACTTATAATATACATTTGAGTTTTAGGATTAATATTAGTTCGATTTGTTATTTTGTATATGTACATTGGGTTGCCTGATTTTTCTGAGAAATCATAACCGAATGGACTTGATGGTGTAAAGAATTTAAACTCGAGTCTTTCATTACCTGTTAATGGCAATTTACCAACAATGTTTTGATTATCTACTATGAGAAGATTGCCTGATAAAGTTTTATTGTAAATACTTTCATAGATATTTAACTCCGCAACCATTGTATCAATACCTATCTTTTCAGCTATGTTATCACCATTTGTTGAGCGATAAGAAACTAATACAACGTCTGTAAGATTATATTGGCCAGGTTTTTTTAATACTGTTGGGTCAATTGTATTATATAAACTACTCATTATTCACTCATCAAGTTCTGAAATTCCTCTAACAATAAAGGTAAGTAAGCGGCATTAAGTAATTTGATTTGTCGTTTTTGGTCTTGTATTCTTTGTTCGTAATCTTTATTGGTTACTAATTCAGCATTTGGCGTTGTACTATTAACAATTAATTTATGTTCATAATCACTTGGCCCCTCACCTTTAATTTTGCCACTTGATTGTGTAATTTCATAATGGTGTACGCCATCTGGATTTGTGTACTTATCATGTACATAATTTTCAAATTCATATGTTGTTAAAGGCCAGCCATAATAACGATCTGTAATATTATTTGTGATGAGTATAACCCAATGATACATTGAATTACCAAAATGTTTTAATGCTGTAATTTCTGGAGTTTCCCCTTCAGGTATATCATATAAATCGTAAAGACTTGATTCATCTATAATTTTTGACCTTACTTTTACACGTGCTAATAAATTGGTAACGACTTTTTCTAAACCATCACCTTTTAAATCGTATGTACCTTTAGGAAAAAAAGAGAAGTACATTAATATCCTTCAGCAATTTTTTGTTTAGTCATTATTTCTGTTTCACTAAAACTTAATGACATCTTAGTATATACAGGTGCAGCTCCAAGTTCATCACCTGCAAAGGTTGAAAATACTGTTTGGTCACCATGTTCTAAATCCATTTTTGTTAATACACACTTACTTACTCTAGGTATATACATATTTTGTTTATCAATATACATATATGACATTTGAAATTGTGATGGTACAACAAAATCATTTGTTTGTCCTAATTCTGGATGCATATGAAATTTAAAGAGAGATATTATTTTTCTAGCATTATCTAATTCTTTTCTGTTTTTAGGTGCAAATTCAAAAGTGTAAGAAAATTCTCTCATAGGCACACCTTCAAATACCATTTCTAAATTATTATTAAATGCACGACCTGTTAATTTTTGTAATGTTGCTTTAAAATCACCTGCACCTGGAATTAATTGTGTAATGCCTTGTGCAATCTCGGCACCTAATTTTTGTGCAATTTCAGCACTTCTATTAACTATATCACCAAAACTTTTTACACCTGCTAAATCTCCCATCATGCCTGTTTCTTTACCTGAATGTGTTACGTTGTATGATGTTTTAAGTCCTGGTGGTGTATATAAAATAATTGAATCAACAACACGAGTATGTCTTGAACCTGAAAATCCTGCATTGATGCCTGATGATTGATTTGAAATTCTTGATTTGCCATTTTTAAATGTTGCAGATTTACCACCTTGCATTTTACTTGCTTTTATTTTTGCTGCTGTTGGTTCATCACCTAAAGCTTTCATAGCTTTTTCAGCACCTAATTTGGCAATATCTCCTATAGATGAATAAAGAGTTGTAGTTTCTAATATGTCAAATATCATATAATGGCCTGTACCTAAATTTTGTACATTATCAGGATAAAAAACTGTGCCATATTCGTAAGGGTTTTGTTTCATGTGCGACATAGGACTTGCATCGCCTAGTTCTAATGGTGATTTGTTTAATATTTTTGCGGCTGCAGCATTTGTTTGAATACTGTTTTTTGCTTTGTCAAATAATGCACCACCTAAACCAGCAGCTAAACCTGCTAATCCACCACCCGTACTTTGTAAGTTGCTTAGATTTTTTTGAACGATACTTGCTACTTTTCCTAACACGATAAATACCTTATATGATTAATAGTAATATTTATATGTGATATGAGAACAAGTTATAAAGGAATTTACAAACCTACACACCCTAAAAAGTACGCTGGTGACCCAAATAGAATAGTATATCGTTCACTATTAGAAAGGCGTATGATGGTGTATTTGGATAAAAATGATGCTGTTGAGTTTTGGGCTAGTGAAGAAATACCTATTATCTATCGTTCACCTATTGATTATCGTATTCATAGATACTATCCTGATTTTATATTCAAGTTAAAAACAGGTAAAAAATATATGGTTGAAATAAAACCATATCGTCAGTGTTTTCCACCTAAGAAACCAAAGAAACAAAGTCGTTCTTTTGTGACTGAACAATTAGAATATATAAAGAACCAAGCTAAATGGCAAGCCGCTAAAGTGTATTGTGAAGGCAACGATTTAGAGTTTAAAATCTTTACTGAAAAAGACATAGGTGTCTATAGTTAATATAAATATAGACAATGGTTTCAATACTAGATAAATTAGCTAATAAACAAGGCGATACTACTAAGTCGGCAAGTTGGTATAAAAACGCTATACAATCTATTGGTCAAAAGATTAGTGCTAATAAGTTAATGTCACAAGGTACATTGACTGCACGACCAAACATAGGATTATTAAATTTATTCTTTTATGACCCAAAATATAAAGAAACTTTACCATATTATGATACTTTTCCACTTGTATTGCCATTAGAGTCAATCAAAGGTGGATTTAGTGGTTTAAACTTTCACTATTTGCCGCCATTACTAAGATTAAGATTATTAGAAAATATGCAAAGATATGCAACAAGTCCTAAAATAGACACAGCCAGATTTGACGTAAGTTGGTCAAGGGTAAAAAATATACCACTTGTAAAACCAACAATCAAAAAGTATTTGTATAAACATGTAAGGTCAAGTTTTTTAAGAATTGATTTATCACAGGCCGCTATCGCTTGTTATTTACCAGTGCAACAGTTTCAAAAGAGACCTGCTGCTGGTGTATATGCAGCTTCAAGGAGGTCAATCTAATGGCTATTTTAAGAGGTGGAGTTCGTATTGGTGGTTTTGATATAAGATTAGGTTTACCCCGTGACCGTTCTTTAGATGATGTTGAAGGCGACCCAAGATTTAGACAAAAAGCAGGTGGCAATCCTGAAACCACTATAGGCCGTTTTCAATCTTACGTTAATGAAGCAGAAGGATTTGCTCGTAAGGCAAGATTTTATGTTGAGTTTAATTTACCACGTGTAGAAGATAGTCCATCAACAGGCGGACCTACATTAAATGGTTTTGCTAGACAAGCTTCACAAGATATAGCTATAAATGATATTAATTTATCAACAGCTGCCGAAGAACAATTAACTACATTTTCAAATCAAGCAGAAATGACTTCTTTACATAAAGCAAACGGTCGTAGAGTTCAAGCATTTTGTAATTCAATTAGTATGCCAGATAGAAATATTGAAACAAAAGAAATTAGGCATCATGGCCCAGCATATAAATTAGCATTTGATTACAAATCTGCTGATATTACTGCAACATTTTATTGTGATAAATTTTTAAGAGAGAGATCATATTTCGAAATGTGGCAAGCGGCAGTTTTTAGTTTAAAGTCACACAATTACAATTTTTACGATAACTATGTTTCTGATGTAAATATATTTCAATTAGGTCAATTTGCTAGTCGTAACGAAAGAGATGATATTACATATGCTGTTAAATTATTTGAATGTTTTCCAAAGGTCATAGGACCTGTTACATATAGTTATGACAATAATGCGATACAAACATTTGAAGTTACGTTTACTTTTAGATATTGGGTAAATTACTTCTTAGAGAGATCAGGTAACATAGAATTAGGTTCACCAAACTTTAGAGGCGTTGATGTTAAGAGTGGCGCTGGCATGTTTGGAGGAATATTAAACAGATTACCACCAGAATTAAGACGTGCTGGTGTTGATGTATTACAAGGACTAAAAAGACGTATACCAATCGGTGGTATTACAGGCGGTAGAGTATTTCCACCGTTTGGTAATTTCCCACCACTTAATTTATAATAAAGGAGATAATTATGGCTTTGCCAAAAATTGAAGTGCCAACATATGAGTTGACATTACCATCAGAAGATAAGAAAATAAAATATAGACCATTTCTTGTAAGAGAAGAAAAGATATTATATATCGCAATGGAAACAGGTCAAAATAAAGAGATGATAAATGCTCTTAAAGATGTAGTAGGAGCTTGTACATTTGATACATTAAATGTAGATAGACTTCCTATATTTGATATAGAATATTTGTTTTTACAAATACGAGCTAAATCTGTATCAGAAATAACTAAATTCAGAGCAATATGTCCTGATGATGGTAAAACTTATGTTGAAACAGAAGTTGATTTAACTAAAGTTGAAGTTCAGGTAGATGATGAACATACAAATAGAATAGTTTTAGATACACAAAGAAATCTAGGTTTAGTATTAAAATATCCTACACTAAAAAATTATGATGTAGGTAGAGGTTTAGATAATATTGAAATAGATAAAGTATTTAATATATTAATTGATTGTGTTGACCATATATTTGAAGGTGATAAAATATATCCTGCAAAAGATACATCAAAACAAGAATTAAAAGATTTTATTGAAGGTTTACCACAAGATGCCTTTACTAAAATCAAATCTTTTTTTGATACAATGCCTAAATTGAAACACGAAATTGAAGTTACAAATCCTAATACGAATGTAACTAGTAAAATAGTGTTGACAGGTATCGCAGATTTTTTCGGATATGCCTCGCCCACAGCTCGCTAGAGGCATACTTTGAAACTAATTTTGCGTTGATGCAGCATCATAAATATTCATTAAGCGAGATTGAAAATTTGATACCGTGGGAGCGTGACATTTATATATCGTTATTAGTAACATATATTAAAGAAGAACAAGAGAGAAGAAAAAGGGAGAGTTAATGAACAAAGATAGTAAAGAAACAAATTTTAATACTAAATGGAGACCAGCTATGGGTTGGTTGTATCTGGCCGTATGTGCTTTTGATTTTGTTATATTTCCTATATTATGGAATTTTGCTCAAGCAACATATTTAAAAACAGTTGTGTTTACACAATGGAATCCATTGACATTACAAGGTGCTGGTTTCTTTCATATTGCAATGGGTGCCGTATTAGGTGTAACAGCATATGGTAGAACACAAGAAAAGATTGAAGATAAAAAAATAGTAGCAAACAAAATAAAAATTAATTTAGACGAAGAACAAATAGGTT